CGAGCAAGGCGGGGCTTCCGACCATCCGCCAGCCCGCACTCTTGGTCGGCTCGATGCTCTCGACCGGCACGGCACCGCCGAACCAGCCGATTGCGATCGGCACGCAGGCGCAGGCCGACGACCGCTTCGGACAAGGCTCCGAGCTGGCGAATATGTTCAAGAGCTTCTTCCACAACCAGTTCTCCGGAGAAGTGTGGGGAGCTGGCGTTCCCGAGACCTCGCTGGGTGCCGGTACGCTTCAAGCGGCGAGTGGAACGATCGTCGTCACCGCGCCGCCGACCGCAGCCGGAACGATCCACTTGTACGTCGCGGGTGAGCACATCCCGATCAACTGCGGTCCGTCAGATACGATCGATGCCATCGCAGCCTTCATCGCGGAAGCTATCAACGACGATCTCAATCTGCCGGTGTCGGCGACTGTCGCGACTGCGACGGTGACAGTGACGTGCCTGTGGAAGGGCATCACCGGCAACGATATCTCGCTGATGCTGAACTACTTCGGTGCGATCGGCGGACAGGAAGGTCCGCAGGGGCTGGTGCTCACCATGCCTGCGACTGGCTACCTCACTGGTGGCAACGGCGTTCCAGATTGGAACCCCGGACCACCCCCGGCCGACCCCACCGTGATCGACAACATGGGCGAGCAGGAATTCGAGTACGTCGCTCTCGCGTGGACCGACACCGAAACGCTGCAGGCGTGGGATCTGGAGTATGGCTTCACCGACAACGGGCGGTGGGGCTGGCGTCGTCAGCTCTTCGGCCACATCTTCACGGCCAAGCGCGGCCTCTACTCCGATCTGATTACGTGGGGCTTGAACCCTGCGATGGGCCGTAACTCGGGCGTGATCTCGACGATGGCGGTCGAGACGAAGAGCCCGACGCCGGTGTACGAGTGGGCCGCAGCTTACACCGCCAAGGCACAGCGTGCGCTGATCAACGACCCGGCGCGACCGCTGCAGACGCTGTCGCTCACTGCCGTCAAGCCTGCACCGTTGCACGACCGGTTCAGCTTCGTGGAGCTGAACTCGCTCGCGGGCAGCGGGTTCGCAATTCAGAAGGCGGGATCGGATGGCTATCCGATGATCGCCCGGGAGCAGACGACGTACCAATGGAACTTGTACGGTCAGGGCGACGACGCCTACGAGCTGGTCACCACGCTCGCCACGCTCGCCAAGCTGCTGCGCAATCAGCGGCACGCAATCACCACCAAGTTCCCGCGACACAAATTGGCCAACGACGGCACTAGATTTGGGCCCGGCCAAGCAATCGTGACGCCGGGAATAATCAAGGGCGAGTTGATCGCACAGTATAGGCAGGACGAATACAATGGTCTTGTAGAAGATACACGCAATTTCAAGCGTCATCTTCTGGTGGAAAGAGACCCGAATAACCCCAACCGGGTAAATGTACTGTATCCGCCTGACTTGATCAACCAGCTCCGGATCTTCGCGGTGCTGGCGCAATTCCGCCTGCAGTACGACCGCGGCATCGATGTCGAGATCATCGGCCCGCTGACTTCGACCGCGATCACCGGTCGGCTCTAAAGCCCCACAACAAGATGGCTGTTCGTCAAAGGCCGCACGGTCAGTGCAGCCATTGCGAGAACGTCTATCCGGAAACGGCCGAGTTCTTCCATGAGCATCGACGGCGTGGGCGGATCGAGCTACGGGCGATCTGCAAGCGATGTCTCGTCGAGCAGTCGAAAGCCTATCAACGTGCCAATCCCGAAGTTTGGCGTCGTCACAACGCAAAGCGACAGGCGATGCCGGGTTATCGCGAGTACATGCGCGAAGCATGGCGGCGGTTTCACGCAAAACCAGAGTATCGAGAAAAGGACCGTGAGCTGTACCGCAAGATCGTCTCGACGGTGGACGGCCACGAAAGAATGCGCGCGAAGGTCAGAAAACGACGCGCACGCATTCGAGGAACAACGCGGCATCACACGGTCGAGGACATTCGGCTCGCAATGGAAGTGCAGCAAGGGCGCTGCTTCTATTGCCAAGGCGATGTGTCAACCAAGTACACGGTTGATCATCTGATCCCACTGGTTCGCGGCGGCAGTGACGGCCCTGAGAACATCGTCATCGCTTGCCCCGGCTGCAACTTCCGCAAGGCCGACAGAACTCCGCAAGAGTTTGCTGACGGCATCAGACATAGGAGGCTAATGTGGCGCAACGCTTCGCGGGCATTGCATTTCTATTCGTGGACGGCGTCCAACTTGCACTTCGCGGCAACTTCACCGTGAGCCCGTCGCCGATCGAGCGCACGATGATCGCCGGTCAGGACCGGGTTCACGGCTATCAGGAATTGCCGCGCGTGCCCTACATCGAGGGCGACGTTTCCACGGTGCCCGAGCTGAACATCGAAGACCTCGATGGACAGACCGACGTGACCGTGATCGCGCAGCTCGCCAACAACAAGCAGTACACGCTGTTCGGCGGGACGTGCAAAGCCGCACTCGAAGCCAACACCCGTGACGGTCAGATGCGCGTGCGCTGGGAAGGCTTGATCTGCGACGAGATCGACCTGGGCCCGACCGCGGGCGCGGCGTAAAGGAGGCGTCATGAACAAGCCGCAAGGACGCGAGGGCTTCGTCGCCGACGAACCGGTGCAGGTTGATTTGGTCGCACCGGAGCGGGAATCGGCGATCGAGCCGCTTCCCGCAGAAGTGTGGCCGGTCAAGGTCAAGCTGATGCACCGCGCCATTCGCAACAACAGTGGCGAGGAAACCCGCGAGCTGTCGTTCCGCGAGCCGACCGGCGGCGATATCAATCGCTACGGCAACCCGGTGCGGGTCAATCAGGAAGGCGACGTGGTCATCGACGAGCGCAAGATGACCACTATCATGGCCGCTCTGTCGGGCGTGCTGCAACCGCTCATCGAACGCATGGACCCGCGCGACTGGAATTCGTGCGCGTATCGGTTACGCGGTTTTTTTCTTCCAGATCCACAGGCGTGGCTCTAGACGACGAGAACATCATTATCGACTGCTATCGTCTAGCGCGCTGGTATCACCAGCCTCCGGATCTTTTCCTGAACATGCCTGTGAGTACGGTGCGGCTGCACTTGCTGCGCACGATCCAGCTCGCGCGGATCATGCGACGCGAGGCAGCGGACAGCGAAGACAATGCCTGAATTCCAAGAGCTGAAGATCACCGTCTCGCTGCAGGACAATCTCAGCGCCGTGCTGGCTGAGATCAAGAAGCACATTGCCGAAATGCAGAACGTCAGGGGACATGACAAGCTGGGCGAGGAAGCGAGGAAGACCGGCGAGCAAGTGAAGAGCCTGACGCATCACACCGGCCTGCTGGGGTTTGCGCTCGGCTACGCAACCAACGTGATCTGGGGCGCGCTCGATGAATTCAAAAAGAAGGCGGTGGATCTGGTCGCTAATACCAGCAAGTTGCGGAGCTGGGCCGAGGGCATGTCCGACTTTGCGCAACTGGCCAGACGACTTGGCGTGCATCAGGGCGAGTTCAAGGCCGTGCATGATCAACTGATCCTGCAAGGCTTCACGTCGCCGCAGGCCAAGGAATTCATGGCGCAGATGGCCAGCATAACGGACAAGATAAAGTTCAGTCCGCAATTCAACGAGATCAGAACGAAGATGCTCTCGTTCGCTGGCACGAACGTGGAGCTGTTCAACAAGCTGAAGGACTTGCTCGACGAGTACGAGATCGCTGACACCTACGAGAAAAAAGCCAACGTCATCATCCGGTCGGTGCAAGCGGTCCGCGACAATCTCTTGAAACAGCCGGGCATGGCCCCGGAAACGGCAGCGAGAGCAGCGAGGGTATTCGCCGAGCAGGCGTGGGGTGTTGGTCCAGAAGTGGTCGGCATGAGCAGGCTGCTCGTCGAGCACTCCAGAGAGTATCTGGACAACATGGGGCGGATGGTCGTCGAAGCCGAGAAATACATGAAGGTGATGCACAATTTGGAGTACCAGACGCAACGGATCTCCGATGTGTTCATGCGCCTCAAATTGGCGATCTTCGTGATACCCGAGGAATGGAATGCAAAAGCCTACGAGAAGACGGCCGATCTGCTGGAATGGCTCACGTTGGAGCTATCACCAGAGGAAAGAAAGAAGCTCGAAGAGCGGTTCGGTGAGAAGTTGCGCGAGCGCACGCAGCAGCAGCGACCGCAGCGGCCACCGGGGGCACCGCGCGGTGGGATGCCGTGGCGCTTCATGGGACTCGCCGACGAGAATAAGAAGCTGATCGAGCTGCACGATCAGGTGAAGGAGAGCGCCGACTACTTTCAGATCATAACCAACGATCCGCGCCGCAGGGCACTCGGTCTGCTGTCAACACAGATGGGCGGGCTGGGCGCTGGGCTCGGCGGCGGCGACGGCTTCGGCGGCGGTGGCGGTGGCGGTGGTGGCCGCACCGGCACCGGAGCTGGCGCTGGCTATGGTGGCGGTGGACCACCGACGCCGCACTCGGGGGCCGCGCCGGGGAGCCGCGAGCAGGCATCGTCCGGCGGCGCTTCTGGTGGCGGGACGCCGTACTACTATGGCGGCAAGGTCACGATCGGCGACAAAGAATTCAATTATGGCACCGGCGGCGGTGGGCGCGGTGCACTCCCGTACGGGACTTACTCGGTCAACATCGGCACCGGCGACATTGGGCCGCTCGGCAGATCACGGCTCGGCTCGGTCGCTACCATCGGCGGCTTGGGCGGCGTCGTCAACGACCCGCGCTATCCGGGCGCACCGCGACAAGGGATTCAGATCCACGCGTCAAGCAGCCAAGACCTCGATCGATTGTATACCGCCGGATGTTTCGCGGTGCCGAAGTCGCAGTGGCCAGCCTTCAAGCAAGCGCTCTTGGAGGAATCCAAGAAGGGGCCATTGTCGATAAATCTTGATCGAAGCGGGAGCGCGAGGATCGGGCCGACTTCGAGTATCACGGCTGCGAACCAGAAAGGTCACAATGCGCCGCAGGGCGGCGCGGAGGGCGAAAGCGATCCGATGGTTCTGCCGTGGAATTCATCCCATCCCGGTGGCGGTGCCTCTTGGGAGGCGCGGCAGACACCACGCTACTATCGCGGCAAGGTCACGATCGGCGGGAAGGAGTTCGACTACGGCACCGGTAACATTGGTCGTGGTGCTGTTCCATGGGGAACCTACCCGATCAATATCGGTGCCAATGACATTGGGCGGAAGGGCAGGAAACTTGGCTCGGTTGCGACTCTCGGAGGTTTGAACGGGATCATCAACGACCCACGCTATCCCGGTGCACCGCGGACCGGAGTTCAGATCCACGCGTCAAGCAGCGCAACTCTCGATCGATTGTATACCGAGGGATGCTTTGCGGTGGCGCGGGCACAGTGGCCAGACTTCAAAGCCGCGCTCTTGGAAGAGGCGAAGAAAGGGCCATTGTCGATAAATCTTGATCCGAGCGGGCGCGCGATCATCGGCGAAACTTCGGAAGTTACGGCTCAGGCCAGTCGCAGTGGTGGGTTCGACGAAGGTGGTACGACCGGGCTTGAATTGTCCCGCGCTGGTCCACGCGGCATCTCAGCACGCGCGTCCGAGATTGCATCAGAACGTCAGCAGATGGCGGCGACCCGCTTCATGGCGAGCGAGGGCGGAAGCGGGACATACACTCCGTCACCCGAGCAGCAGCAACGCATGCGGGAAATCAGCGATGTCCTGCCGCGCTCGGCCAACGTGATCGATCTGAGACCGTATTCAAATGTCACCAATCCATTTCTACGCAAAGGTCTGATGGCGCGCGGAGGATGGAGCACCGAAGAACGGCTACGCGCCGATTTTGAAAGAAGGATGGCCGAAGAGCGCGAAGAGATGCGGCGTGAACGAACCGAGCTGGACCGCGACATGGGTACCGAGATCGACGGCGGCGAGGTTGAGGCTGGTGGCAACGTCGATGTCGAGATCCCGCCGGGTGTTGGCGCACCTGCGTCGCAGAACCTGTTCTCTCCGGTGCCGTTGAACCGGCAGACCATGATGGATCAGACGCCGAGAGGGCGGCCTTCACAGATTCCCGAGGCTGAATAGTTGCCTGAATTCGAAGAGCTGCGGATTTCTGTCCAACTGGTCGATAACGCATCGCCCGGGTTGGTCCGGCTGCGGTCGGAGATCGCATCGTTGGCATCGGGTGAAGTCCTGAAGAAGCAGGATTCGTTCGGCAAGTCGTGGGCGGATCTCGGCACCAAGGTCAAGGATTTCGCCGAGAACGCCAAGTCGCTGGGCACCGAGTTGCGTACGCTGGGGGTTCGCTTTGCTCTGCCGGTGGTCGGGCTCACCTTGCTCGCCCGCTGGATCATCAATACCAGAGAAGCGGCGTCGGCATTTGCCTCCGAGCTGTCCGGCATCGCTCGCACCGCCCGTTCGGTCGGAATGGATTCGGTCCATTTCAAGACTCTGACCGACAACCTCCAGCGTTTGGGATTGTCGCTGGAGACCTCGCAGAAAGCCGCTGCCGGATTCGCCGAAGCGCGCGGCAAGCTCATGGAAAGGGGCAACGAGCTTCACCAACAACTGATGGAGATGACCAAGGGTATTCCCGGCGCAACGCACAACATGCGGCAGTTCATCGAAACCTTCATCAGCATGTCCGACCGCCCGGAAGCGTTCAACATGATGATGGAGTCCGGGCTGAGCATCCGCAAAAAAATCGAGGATCAATTCGGCTCAGAGGCGGCGGCAAGATTCCATCGTCAATTCCTCGACTTTCTGACCGGCGGCATGGGGGCGGCGATAGCCGGGCTCGATCCCTCCGGAAGAATCAAGCCGCTGACCGAGGCTCAAAAAAAGGCGCAGGAAGAAGCGTTCAAAAACTCCCAAAAGATTTCGCAGGCCAACAAGGAGACGGAAGCCGCTGCAAAGCGAGCGGAAGAGGTCGCGCTGAGATTGGCGGTCGATGTTTGGGCCCCGCTCATCACTGGCATGAACACCGGGCTGGAAAAGGTCGCCAATCTGGTCGAGCGGATTGACCGGGTGGTTCGCAACTGGAAATGGCTCGGCGGCGGCGGCAATGAGGGCAGGCCCGATGAGGGCAAGCCGGTACGGTTCATGAGTGCTGGCATTGGGGAGCCGCTGCCGGATGTCGGTGGCAACGAGATCCCCGGCGGTACCGGACCCGGCACGTTGTTCGACGCGCTGAAAGAGTACCGCGATCTCGGGCGCTCGCGGATCGAGGATCGACGCACCGGCATGGGCGCACCGGCAGGCGAGCAGGGCGATGTGACCCAGCAGCTCACCGAGCAATTCAGGCGCTTGAACGAGTACCTGATGCTGCTGGTGCCACAGGGCAAAGGGCTCGGCCTGCTCTCGACGGAGATGGGCGGGCTCGGCAAAGGCTTCGGCACCGGCGGTGGTGTTGCTTCGCCGATGGGCGGCGGCGGTGGTGGGTTTGGCGGCGGCGGTGGCGGCAGCGGTGGTGGAGGCGGCGGGTTTGGCGGCGGCGGCGGTGGTGGAGGCGGTGGAGGCGGCGGCGGTGGGCGTCCACCCGGGGCGCTCGATCCGAGCCACTTCGTCGATCCAGCGAAGCCCAGCGCGGTGGGCGTCACCGAACCGCAGAAAGGCGTGTTCGGCTTTGATCCGACCACCGGTCAGCCGCTGGCGATCGATCCCGGGACGTTAGCGCCGAAGCCGCCTGCTGGAAGCGTGACCCAACCACCGAAGGGCGGCGGCGGTGGTGGCGGTGGTGAGGGTATGCGCCGCGGTGACGCGCCTCCCGGTACGGACGCGCCGGGTATTTACAACAAGCTGCTCACAGCATTTCAGAATTCGAAATTGGTCGGCGTCGTGCCGCCTGATGGTGCGCGGTTTGGGATCACGACAGGATCTGCCGAAGAGTGGGCGCGGTTCGCTACTTCAATTGCCAACGAGGAGTCGAGTTTCAAGCCGTGGACTAAGAACGAGTACGGGGAGCGCTCCTATGGAATCTTCCAGTACGATCACTCGCAAGTGCCGGGAGGAAATGCATTCAATGTAGATGCGTCGATTAGTGCGTTTGTCAGGGATGCTGAAACTTCGGTGAGAGAAGGAGGCATTCGCGATGCTCGCGGTGGCAAGGGCGGCAGAAGTCTACTGGCTCGGCGGTTTTCGACTATTGGCAACCATCCCGAGCGCGCAATAAGAAGTTTGCCATTGGCTGGACGTGTGGGCGTAACGGCAACAGGCGGCCGTGGCCCCGTCACCGCTGATCCTGCCAAGCCGTTCCCGTGGACACCATCGACTGCAGGCGGCGCTGGCGGCGGTGATGTCATCAATCGCGATATCAGTCATCTCTCGCAAGGTCAGGCCAACGTCGGAGCATTCAATCAAGCTGTGAAGGGGCTGGTCGTTCATCACACTTCCGGTCGCGGGACGCCCGAAGGTGTCGCGACGACGTTTCAGCAGCGCGGCTACCCAGCGCAATTCATCATCGATCGCGAGGGCAACATTGTCCGCTATCTGCCGGAAGGTGCGAGCGGCGCGCATGTCAAACCCGGACAGGGCATTGGCAAGGGACTCGGCAATTGGAATTTGGAGGGCGTCGAGGTCATCGCAAGAAACGAAAAAGATATTTTGCCAATTCAGCGCGAGGCCGTTGCCCGTCTGCTTGCCGAACGTGCTGCAAGGCACGGCTACGATCCCAAAACAGGTGTTTTCGGTCACGGCGAAATAAATCCGCACAAGGAACGCAACGAAGGCTCGACTGCCCAAATGATTCGGGAAGGCAAGATAGCCATTCCGGATCGCGCGGTGCTCGATCGTGCGCAAGGCCGTGAGATCACTTCCAAGGTCAACGCCACCGGCAAATTGGATGTTACCGTGCGCGCTCCGAAACGGACGCGCGTCGGCGTCAAGGGCTCTGGCGTGTTCGCCAAGACCGAGCTGGACCGTCAGACGACAATGCCAACGACACCACGCCAGAGTGCTCGCCAGAGCGAGAACGCTTCCATGGCAGAGCCAGAGTGGCAGGAGTGATGCATGGCCACCATCATTGAAGCTGGCAGAGGCCGCGGGCCGCATCGTCTTAAATCCTATTGGCGCGACAAGCTGGTACCGGCACATTTCCGCGGCGCGATGTTCCATGTCGAAGCTGGCGGCAAGTCGTCCGGAAGAAGAACCGTCGTCCATGAATTCCCCAAGCGCAACGTCCCTTATGCGGAGGACATGGGTAGGCGTGCAGTCGAGTGGAGTGTGCGCGGCTATCTGATCTGCTTCGTCGATGACACCGAAAGCGAACTCTACCGGCGAGACTACACGCTCCAGCGCGAGAAGGTGATCGCTGCGCTGGAGCAGGACGGGTATGGCCCGCTGCAGCTTCCGCTGCTGCCGCCGATGACGGTGATGTGCCAGCGCTACCGCGTCACCGAGGAAGAAAAGCTCGGCGGCTATTGCGTGTTCGACATGGAGTTCGTCGAGTTCGGCAAGCCGCCGCTCGCCGGGCCGCCGATGAGCGACGCGCAGCTCAAGGCGCAATCCGATGCACTGAAGGCGCGGACCATCCAAGCGCTCGCCAACTACGACACCGAGCTGCTGGGCCGCAAGACGACGCCGACCCCTGCGGGTCCGAGCGTGCCGATCTCGGAGATCATTCCGATCGGGCCAACGATCCCCGGTCCCGGTCCCTAAAGCTCGTCCTTCCTTCGCATCTTTTCATCTCTGGCCACACAACATGGGAGGTCACCATGGCCGTCAACTATTCAACCACGCTCAAAGGCAACCGCATGCAGGCGGTGCTCGACGAGATCGACTCGCACGCGAGCCCCGCCATCCTGCAGATCCTGCAGAGCCCCAGCACCGTGCTGGCGGTCATCACCTTGTCCGATCCGTCGTTCACCCGTTCTGGCTCGGTGCTCACCATGGCGGGCACACCACGATCCGACACATCGGCCGACGCCAGCGGCACCGCCAATCTTGCCAAGATCCTCAAGGGCGATGGGACCAGCGTGGTGGTTGACGGGCTCACGGTCGGCACTGCCGCGAGCGATATCATCCTGAACAGCACAACGATCACGGCGGGCCAAACCATTACCATCACGTCGGGAACGATCACTCACGCCTGATCGAGGCCCCTGAGCCATGGCTCACATCCTCGCGGATCGCGTCCGCGACACCACCACGACGAACGGCGTCGGTGCCGTCACGGTCAGCGGCACCGCGCCGATACGTCATCGCACGTTCAGTGCTGTGGCCACGGCTGATGGCGACACGTTCCCGTACGTGATCGTCCATCGGACTGCGAACGAGTGGGAAACTGGTCTCGCGACCCGCGTGTCGGCCAACGTCTACGCCCGCACCATTATCTATGCGCCGAACCCCGGCACGCCGGTGGACTTTTCGTCGGGCGACAAGGACATGGCGCTGGTCTTCACTTCCAACCCGACGCACGCCAACACCATCGAACTCGGCCACCCGACCGACACGACGCTTGCGCGAAGTGCCGCCGGTAGGGTGTCGGTCGAGGGCTTGGACTTGCTGATCGGCAGCGATATCGCTGGCAAGGCCGATCTGGCGTCACCGGTCTTCACCGGCGATCCGCGGGCCCCGACGCCTGCGACGGCCGACAACGACACGAGCGTTGCGACCACTGCATTTGTGAAGGCGCAGGGGTATCTCGTCTCCAGCGACATTACGGGGAAGGCCGATCTCGCCAGCCCGATATTCACTGGCGATCCGAAAGCGCCCACGCCGACGACGGCGGACAACGACACGAGCATCGCGACCACCGCCTTCGTCAAGGCGCAAGGCTATTTGGTGTCGAGTGATCTGACGCCCTATGCGTTGGACACCGACTTGGCAAACTACCAGCCGCTCGATGCAGAGCTGACGGCGGTCGCCGGATTGTCATCGAACGGCCTGATGGCGAGGACGGGAGCCGGTACCGCTGCCGCGCGCTCGATCGCTGGACCGGCGGCAGGCATCACGGTCTCCAATGCGGATGGCGTCAGCGGCAACCCGACGCTGGCACTGGCCAACGATCTCGCGGCGTTGGAGGCGCTGGCGGGAACGAACACGATCTACTACCGGTCGGGAGCGGATGCGTGGAGCGCCGTGACCATCGGCGGCAACATGACGTTCGCGGGAGGCGTACTGAACTCGACCGCCGGTGGCGGTGGAGCGCCAACGAATGCTCAGTATGTTGTGCTGGCGCTCGATGCGACGCTGACTGATGAGCGGTTGTTGGCGTTCG